ATGCCGACGCGCCTGATGACGGCGACGAAGACGGTGGCGAAGACCGCGACGACCACCACGATCCCGATCCCGCACCGCCGATGGCACCGGTGTCCCGCCCGCGCGGGCGATGTCTGGATCATCGGACCGCACCGCCTGATTTGCGGCGACGCCGCCGATCCGGCCGTGGTCGCGGCGCTGATGCGCGGCGAGACCGCGCACCTGTGCATCACCTCGCCGCCCTACGCCCGCCAGCGCGACTACGCAAGCCCCATCGGCGACTGGGACGCGCTGATGCGCGGCGTGTTCGCTGCCGCCGACGATGCATTGCGCGACGACGCGCAGCTGCTGGTCAATCTCGGCCTCGTCCACGACGACAATGAAGTGCAGCCGTATTGGGACGCCTGGATCGCGTGGATGCGCGTGTCGGGCTGGCGGCGGTTCGGCTGGTACGTCTGGGACCAGGGGCCGGGCCTGCCGGGCGACTGGCGTGGACGCCTCGCGCCCAGCTTCGAGTTCGTCTTCCACTTCAACCGCCACAACCGCAAGGCGAACAAGACCGTGCCCTGCAAGTTCGCCGGGCAGGACATCCACCTGCGCGCCGATGGCTCGTCCACCGCGCTGCGCGGCCGGGATGGCGGAGCACTGGCGTGGTCGCACGAACACCAGCCGACACAGGCCATGCGTATCCCGGATTCTGTTGCGTCATGCGCCACAAGGGCAAGCTCGGCCGGGGCATCGACCATCCGGCGGTGTTCCCGGTCGCGCTGCCGACGTTCGTGATCGAGGCGTACTCGGATGCGGGTGAGGTGGTGTACGAACCTTTCGGCGGCAGCGGCAGCACGCTGATCGCCTGCGAGCGCACCGGGCGCGTCTGCCGCGCGGTGGAGATCGCTGGTGAATACGTCGATGTCGCCATCGAACGCATCCGCCAGCAATTGCCGGGCCTGCCGATCACGCTCGAATCAACCGGGCAACCGTTTGATGCGGTCGCGGCCGAACGTCGTGGCGCGACGTCGGAGGCGGCATGAGCTGGGTCGCGGACAAGATCGAGCACTGGCCGCTCGCGCGGCTGTTGCCCTATGCGCGCAACGCGCGCACGCACTCGGACGACCAGGTCGCGCAGATCGCCGCCAGCATCGTCGAATTCGGGTTTACGAACCCGTGTCTCGTCGGTGCCGATGGCGTGCTGGTGGCCGGTCACGGTCGCCTGCTGGCGGCGCGCAAGCTCGGCCTGGACACGGTGCCCGTCGTCGTGCTCGATCACCTGTCTCAGACCCAGCGTCGCGCGCTGGTGCTTGCGGACAACCGCATCGCCGAGAATGCAGGTTGGGACGACGCGATGCTGCGCACCGAGTTGGAGGCGCTGCAGGCCGACGGTTTCGACCTGGACCTGACCGGTTTCGATCCGGACGCACTCGCCGAGTTACTGGCGGGTGAGGAGACCGACCAGGCCGGTGAGGTCGATGACGACGACGTGCCTGAAGAAACGGTCGCCCTGGTGTCCCGCCCTGGCGACCTGTGGGTGCTGGGCGAGCACCGCGTGCTGTGCGGAGATGCCACTGATCCGGAGAGCTATGCGCGTCTGCTGCCCGGCGAACGCGCCGACATGGTTTTCATCGATCCGCCCTACAACGTCGACTACGCCAACAGCGCGAAGGACAAGCTGCGCGGCACGCAGCGTCCGATCCTCAACGACAATCTCGGCGCCGCCTTTCACGACTTCCTGCTCGCGGCGCTGACGCCGATCGTGTCGCACTGCCGCGGTGCGATCTACATCGCCATGTCCTCGGGCGAACTCGATACGCTGCAGGCCACGTTCCGCGCCGCAGGCGGCCACTGGTCGACCTTCGTGATCTGGGCGAAGAACACCTTCACGCTCGGCCGCGCCGACTACCAGCGCCAGTTCGAGCCGATCCTCTATGGCTGGCCGGAAGGCGCGCAGCGCCACTGGTGCGGCGATCGCGACCAGGGCGATGTGTGGCAGATCAAGAAGCCGCAGCGCAACGATCTGCATCCGACGATGAAGCCCGTGGAACTTGTGGAGCGGTGCATCCGCAACTCCAGTCGACCGGGCGATGTGGTCCTCGACAGCTTCGGCGGATCGGGCACGACGCTGATCGCCGCGCACAAGAGCGGCCGGCGCGCGCGACTGATGGAACTCGACCCGAAGTACGTCGACGTGATCGTGCGCCGCTGGCAGACCTGGAGCGGTGAATCCGCGATGCGTGAAGACGACGGGGTGTCGTTCGACGACGCCGAGGATGCACTCGCATGAACCCGGCACTGCACGCGCCGGCCTTCTACAACGAAATCGAACCCTACCTCTGCGCATGGCTGAACAATCAGATCGCCGCCGGCCTCATTGCGCCGGGGCGCGTCGATGGGCGGGACATCCGTGACCTCGACCCGAACGACCTCGCGGGCCACCGACAAGTCCATCTGTTCGCGGGCGTCGGCGGCTGGGCCTACGCCGCCCGCCTCGCCGGCTGGCCGGACGAGGTCGAATTGTGGAGCGCCTCGTGTCCGTGTCAGCCGTTCTCGCTCGCCGGCAAGCGCGCCGGGACCCACGATCCTCGGCACCTATGGCCCGACGTGTTTCGGCTCGTCCGTGCCCGACGGCCCGCTGTGCTGGTGGGAGAGCAGGTTGCGGCAGCGGTTGGCCAGCATTGGCTCGATCGAGTGTTCGCTGACCTGGCGAGTCTCGACTACGCCTGCCGGGCGGTCGTACTCCCGGCTTGTGCCGTCAACGCGCCCCATCGCCGAGATCGCCTGTGGTTTGTGGCTCACACCGACGACGCGCGACTACAAGGACACGCCGGGCATGTCGCTGGCGCCGCGGCAGGACGGGGCATCGCGCACGGACCTGCTTCCACGGCAGGTGTACGCGACGATGAGGGCGATGTGGCCGACGCCGACGAGTCTCGCGCCTGCGGTGGGCGGCTACAACGCGGCGGGCAACTCCGCGGGACTGGTCGCGATTCGCCGAATCGCGTTGGACGTGCTCCGGGAGCGTGGGACGAACACCGATGGATCGTCTGCCACGATGGAAAGCTCCGCCGGGTCCCTGGATCCGGCGTTCGTCTTCTGGCTCATGGGGTACCCGCGCGCATGCCTCGATTGCGCGCCGCAGGCAACGCGATCGTCCCGCAGCTCGCTGCGGAAATCCTCCGCGCGCTGCGGGACGACTGATCCATGAGTCAGGGTCGGCTGTCGGCCGGATGAGCGCCCAGTCGAGACCGGGCGCCCTTCCTCACTCATCGGCGAACATGAAGCTGCCGGGGCCGTTGCCTTCGTCGTCGCTGAGCAGGAGCAATGTGCGCTCCTTGCCGTCGCGACACCGGAGGACGAGGCCGTACAGCTCCTCGTCGAGGGGGTCGTCGCTCTCTCCGGTACGTGCCAGTGCCAGTACGGTAGCGCCGACAAGCGGTTGCAGCTGATCGAGATAGAAGTCGGTGTGGGCGGGCATGGTGTTCTCCTGAGTCGGTTGGTGAAAGTCGGATTGTCGTCATGCGCAGCGACGCCTTCTCATGCAACCGCGTTGCGCTGCTTTGCGCTGCGTTGCCGTGCTGGCATGCGCGTTTCGGCGACGGCGGGCGTAGATCGGGCAGTCCTGTCGATGCCATCCCGTCGTCCGTGGTTGGTGGTTGCGCGCCCGGCGGAGTCGCCGGACGCCAAGTGCCGCGCGCTCCCGCGTGGCTTCAGCCTTCGTAGTCTTCGCAGCTTGCGGCGACGACCACGAATCCCAGCAGATGGGATTCGCCGCGCGGGATGCCGTAGTCCCGGGCGATCCTCCCGCTGGCTTTACGTCGCGTCCAGTCGGCGGTGGCCTGCTTGACCGCGTCGGCGAGCGTCTGGCCGTGATGCTGTCCGTTGCGGACTTCGTCGGCAAAGTGGCGTCCGAACCGGCTGTCGAGAAAGGCGCGCACATCCTCCAGCGGCTGGCCGGTTGCGTCGGCGATGGCGGTCATTGCCAAGGGCCACGCGACGCTTGCGTACCCTCCCATGGTTCCCCAGAACCCCCAGCTTTCGTTGCGGGTGGAGGGGAGGCTGGTGTCCGTGCAGGTGCTCATGTCTGGGGTCCTGTGTCGTGGTGGGTGTGTGGACATGAACGCGCTGTTCGACCGGGAAGCCAAGCGTTTTCAGCTTGTTTTCGAGGTTTTTTGCGATCAATTGGCCGGGGCCAAATCGCGGCATCCCGCTCAGCGGGCGTTGTCCGAGGGTGGATTCTCGATGCGCAACGCCGCGCGTTCGCCCGGCGTTGCGTCAGGCTGCGTTGCGCTGCGACATCACGCCGTCGGTGCAGACTCGGCAATGCGATAAACGCGCACGCCGCCTTCGGCCTTGTCGGAGGTGATGGTCAGGCCGAGCTTTTTCTTGAAGGCCCCGGCGAAGGTGCCGCGCACCGTATGCGCCTGCCAGTTCGTCGCCTCGCAGACCTGTGCGATGGTGGCGCCCTCGGGCCGCCTGAGCATCGCGATCACCTGCGCCTGCTTGCTGTTCTCGCGGGTGCGCGGTGCGGCCTGCTCGCCATTGCCGGTGGCGGTGTCCTTCTGCGCGGCCTTGGCCTTGCGTGCGGCCTTCTCGGCCCGCTTGCCGGCCGGCGTCGCCGTTTCGGCGGCGGTCTGGTCGGGGCGCGGGCGGCCCAGCGCATCGTAGGCGGCGTCGGTGACGATCCAATCGCCGTTGCTACCGATGATCATCGCGCGGGTGAAGAGTCCTTCGATGACCTTCTTCCGCGCGCCGCCCTTGATGGTGTCGGGGAGCCATTCGACCCTGCCCTGCGTGTGGTCGATGGCATGAGTCAGCACGGCGGTCTGGGTGCCGTTGAGCGTGATCGGCTTGGCGGTGGTGTCGGTGTTCATTGCGGTGCTCCTGTTGGCGTGTGGTGTTTGGGTTTGGTTGGCGCGATGGGATGAACGCGCTGTTCCCCACCGAAGCCAAGCGGTCATTTCCGGTTCCGCGTGTGGTTAAGCCAACGGACGGGATGCCGTCGCCTGGTGCGCTGTGCGCGCATGAAGTCAAGTCCTCGATCAAGCATTCGGATGGGAATTTCGATCCGCGCCTATGCGCGCCATCGCGGCGTCACCGATACCGCGGTCCACAAGGCGATCCGTGCCGGGCGCGTCACCCCGGAGGCCGACGGCACCATCGATGCGGTGAAGGCCGATGCGGAGTGGGCGCGCAATTCCGCACCGGCCCGCAGCGGCACGCAGGCGCGCGCACCGCGTGTGACGGTGCCGGAGGCGGCCGACATGGGCCGCGAGTCCGGGCGCGACGCAGGGGCGGCGGCGCTCCCGGCAGGTGGCGCCTCGCTGCTGCAGGCTCGCACGGTCAACGAAGTGGTGAAGGCGCAGACCAACAAGGTCCGCCTCGCGCGCCTGAAGGGCGAGCTAGTCGAGCGTTCGCAAGTAGTTGCGCACGTCTTCAAGCTCGCGCGCGACGAGCGCGATGCGTGGCTGAACTGGCCGGCGCGGGTGTCGGCGCAGATGGCGGCGACGCTGGAAGTCGATCCGCACGCGATGCATCTGGCGCTGGAAGCGGCGGTGCGCGCGCACCTCGCCGAGTTGGGCGAAGTGCGGGTGAAGGTGGACTGATCGGATGTTCGACTACGAAGGCGCGCACGAAATCGAGCGCGCCTGGCACGAGGGCCTGACGCCCGATCCGCTACTGTCGGTCTCCGCTTGGGCCGACCAGCACCGGATGCTCTCCAGCAAGGCCTCGGCCGAACCCGGCCGCTGGCGCACCGTACGCACGCCGTATCTGCGCGAGATCATGGACTGCCTCTCGCCGGCCTCGCCGACCGAGCGTGTGGTCTTCATGAAGGGCGCGCAGGTCGGCGGTACCGAGTGCGGCAGTTGCTGGATCGGCTACGTGATCCACCACGCGCCCGGCCCGATCCGTGGAGATGGCCAAGCGCAACTCGAAACAGCGGATCGATCCGCTGATCGAGGAGTCGCCGGTGCTGGCGGCGTTGATCGCACCGGCGCGCTCGCGCGATGCGGGCAACACCATCCTCGCCAAGGAGTTCCGTGGCGGCGTGCTGGTGATGACCGGCGCCAACAGCGCGGTCGGCCTGCGCTCGATGCCGGTGCGGTATCTGTTCCTCGACGAGGTCGACGGCTACCCGCTCGACGTCGAGGGCGAGGGCGATGCGATCTCGCTGGCGGAGGCGCGCACGCGCACCTTCACCCGCCGCAAGATCTTCATCGTCTCGACGCCGACGATTGCGGGCGCTAGCAGCATCGAGCGCGAGTACGAGGCGAGCGATCAACGTCGCTACTTCGTGCCGTGCCCGCACTGCGCGCATGCGCAGTGGTTCCGGTTCGAGCAGTTGCGCTGGGAGCGCGGCCGACCGGAGACCGCGGTCTATGTCTGCGAGTCCTGCGAGACGCCGATCGCCGAGCACCACAAGACGTGGATGCTCGAACACGGGCAGTGGCGGGCGACCGGGGCGACCGCACCGGGCAACGGCCGGACCGCCGGGTTTCACCTGTCGTCGCTGTACAGCCCGGTGGGCTGGCGCAGCTGGCGCGAGATCGCGGCGGCCTGGGAGAGCGCGGTCGACAAGGTCACGGGCTCGGCGTCGGCGATCAAGACCTTCAAGAACACCGAGCTGGGCGAGACCTGGGTCGAGGAGGGCGAGGCGCCGGACTGGCAGCAGTTACTCGAACGGCGACTACCGGATCGGCAGCGTGCCGCGCGGCGGCCTGCTGCTGGTCGGCGGCGCGGACGTGCAGAAAGACCGCATCGAGGTCTCGGTGTGGGCCTTCGGTCGCGGCAAGACCGCGTGGCTCGTCGAACACCGCGTGCTGATGGGCGACACCGCGCGCGACGCGGTGTGGACGCAGTTGCGCGCACTGCTCGCGGAGACCTGGACGCACGCGGGCGGGGTGCAGTTGCCGCTGGCGCGCTTCGCCATCGATACCGGTTTCGCGACGCAGGAGGTCTATGCGTTCGTGCGCGCGTCCCGCGATTCACGGGTGATGGCGGTCAAGGGCGCGGCTCGTGGCGCCGCTCTCATCGGGACGCCGACGGCGGTGGACATCACCGTCGCCGGCAGAAAGCTGCGCCGCGGCGTGAAGGTGTACACGGTGGTGGTCGGTATCGCGAAGCAGGAGCTGTATCAGCATCTGCGCCTGCATGCCGATGTGGCGGAGGACGGCCTGACGCCGGTGTATCCGGCGGGCTTCATCCACCTGCCGAAGATCGACGCCGAGTTCCTGCAGCAGTTGTGCGCGGAGCAGTTGATCACGCGGCGGGACCGCAGCGGTTATGCGGTTCGCGAGTGGCAGAAGCTGCGCGAGCGCAACGAAGCGCTTGATTGTTACGTGTACGCGCGCGCCGCAGCGGCGGCGGCCGGACTGGATCGTTTCGAGGATCGTCACTGGCGTGAACTGGAACGCTCGCTCGGCATTGCCCGGACGAACGATTCACCGCCCATCGCCACCACCACCGGACCCGAGGAGGCCACCGGCGACGGCGGCCTTTCCGGACCTGCGCGCCCGAATCGTCGGCGCGTGGTCAAGAGCCGCTGGCTCCACCGCTGAATCACACCGAGTCGAAGCCCGATGAGCTACACCCCCGAACACCTCACCGCACTCGAACGCGCGCTCGCGACCGGCGAACAGCGCGTGACCTTCGGCGATCGCACCGTCGAGTACCGCTCGGTCGATGACCTGATCGCGGCGATCGGCGTCGTACGACGCGATCTCGAAGATCAGGCCGTTGCGGCAGGGACTGTGCGTCGTCGTCCGCGCCGCCTCGTCGTGAACACCGACAAGGCGACGTGATCGCATGAGCTGGTGGTCGCGGCTGCGCGCCCGGCTGTTTGGCGCGTCGTCGACGTACGACGGCGTCGGCGGCGGGCGTCGCGCCCGCTTCTGGCAGGTCGGCAATCCCGGTGCGGTCGCGGCGCTCGCCTATGCGCAGGACGAGCTGCGCGCCAAGAGCCGAGACCTGGTCCGCCGCAACGCTTGGGCGGCGACCGGCGTCGAGGCGTTCGTGGCCAACGCCATTGGCACCGGGATCAAGCCGCAGTCGATGCTCGCTGATCTCGCCCAGCGCGAGGGAGTGCAGGCGCTGTGGCGCGACTGGTGTGAGGAGGCGGACGCGGCGGGTCTGACCGACCTCTACGGCCTGCAGGCGCTGGCCTGCCGGGCGATGCTCGAAGGCGGCGAGTGCCTTGTGCGGCTGCGCTACCGGCGGCCGGAGGATCGGCTCTGCGTCGGCCTGCAGTTGCAGCTGCTTGAACCCGAACACCTGCCGGCGACGTTGAATCGCGAATTGCCCAACGGCAACGTGATCCGCGCCGGCATCGAGTTCAACGGCATCGGCGTGCGCGTCGCCTATCACCTGTACAAGAGCCATCCCGGCGACGGGATGCTCGCGCCGATGTCTGCGCATGGCGGGCTGGACACGGTGCGCGTGCCGGCGAACGAAATCCTGCACCTGTTCCGCCCGTTGCGCCCCGGTCAGATTCGCGGCGAGCCATGGCTGGCGCGGGCGCTGGGTGAAGCTGCACGAACTCGACCAGTACGACGATGCGGAACTCGTGCGCAAGAAGACCGCGGCGATGTTCGCGGGCTTCATCACCCGCGGTGGTCCGGAAGACCCCTTGCTCGGCGAGGGCGAAGCGGACGCGCAGGGCGTCGCGATGGCGAGCCTGGAGCCGGGAACGATGCAGTTCCTGGAGCCGGGCGAGGACGTGAAGTTCTCGCAGCCGGCGGACGTCGGTTCGAGCTACGCCGAGTTCATGCGCCAGCAGTTCCGCGCGGTCGCCGCCGCGATGGGCATCACCTACGAGATGCTCACCGGCGACCTGACGCAGGTGAACTACTCCTCCATCCGCGCGGGCCTGCTCGAGTTCCGGCGCCGCTGCGAGGCGATCCAGCACAGCGTGATCGTCCACCAGCTGTGCCGCCCGCTGTGGCGCGCGTGGATGACGCAGGCCGTGCTCGAAGGCGCGCTGGCGTTGCCCGGTTACGCGCGCGGTGGTGTCGGCCAATACCTCGCGGTGAAGTGGATCGCGCAGGGCTGGCAGTGGGTCGATCCGAAGAAGGAGTTCGACGCGATGATCGCGGCGATCCGCGGAGGCCTGCTCTCCCGCTCGGAGGCGATCTCCAGCTTCGGCTACGACGCCGAGGACATCGATCGCGAGATCGCCGCCGACAACGCCCGCGCCGATGCGCTTGGGCTGCGCTTCGACTCCGACCCCCGCTACGACCACCCCGCGCAAGCGGCGGCGACTCCTTCTTCCCAGGCGTCCTGATGACTGCTCTTGTCCACCTGGCGTCCCGTCTGTACGGGACGCCGCTGCTGATCGCGCGCGCGAAACTCGACACGATCCTTGCCGTGCTCGGTCCGCGCATCGGACTGGCGCCGACCGAACTGGCGTTGCCGGTCGTCGTACCGGCCGCAGCGGAACCAGAACCCGGCCCTACCGCGCCCGGCATCGCGATCATCCCGATCCACGGCACGCTGGTGCGCCGCGCGATCGGGCTTGATACCGCCTCGGGCCTCACATCCTACGCGCGCATCGCGGCGGACCTCGACGCGGCGCTCGCGGCCCCAGAGGTCGCCGGCATTTTGCTCGACATCGACTCGCCCGGCGGCGAAGCGGGCGGAGTATTCGAGTTGAGTGCGCGGATACGAGCGGCGAACGCCGCCAAGCCGGTGTGGGCGCATGCCGGCGACAGCGCATTCTCCGCGGGCTACGCCCTGGCCTGCGCCGCACAGCGTGTGACGCTCTCGACCACCGGCGGCGTCGGCTCGATCGGCGTGATCGCGCTGCACATCGACCAGTCTGTGCGCAACGCGCAGAACGGACTGAGCATGACCGCGCTCTATGCCGGTGCGCACAAGAACGACGCCACCCCGCATGCGCCGCTGACGCCACAGGCGACCGACGCGCTGCAGACCGAGATCGACCGCCTCTACGCCTTGTTCGTCGACCACGTCGCCGCGATGCGCGGGCTCGATGCCGCCGCCGTGCGTGCGACCGAGGCGGCGCTGTACTTCGGCGAGAACGCGCTCGCCGCCGGCCTCGCCGATGGCGTCGCGTCGCTCGACACCACGCTCGCCGACTTCGCCACCGCCCTCGGGCGTTCGCCCGGTTCCAACGGGCCTTCGTCCGGTGTCCACACACCGCTCGCTCGTCCCGCGCGTCTTGCGCTGCCACCCCCCACGGAGTTGTCCATGACCGAACCCACTGCGACGGCGCCCGCGCCGTCCACGCCCCCTGCCGCGCCGGCCGCCGCGCCGACGGTCGCACCCGCCGCCCTGGCGATGCCGACCGCGTCCGTCGCACCGCCTGCGACCGATCCGCAAGGCGAGGCCGTCGCCATCGCCGAACTGTGCCTGCTCGCCGGTTGCCCCGAACGCACCACCGAGTTCCTCGCCGCGCGCATGAGCGCGGCCCAGGTCCGCCAGGTGTTGCTCCAGGCCCGCGCCGACCAGGTCGAGATCGCCTCGCACCACCTCGCGAACGCGGCGCCTGCGGCGGCGACCACCACCAACCCGGTCCTCGATGCGGTGCGCAAGCGCATCGGGTCCACCACCCCGCCAGGAGCCTGAGCCATGCCGGTCCTTCACGAATCCGCCAACCTTGGCGACCTGCTCAAGTACGAGGCGCCGAACCTCTACTCCCGCGACGAGGTCGTCGTCGCCGCGGGCCAGACCCTGGCGCTCGGCGCTGTCGTCGGTCGCCTCACCGCGACCCGCGAGATCGCCGCCTTCGACCCCGGTGCAGAGGACGGCCGCGAGATCGCCGCCGGTGTCTTGATCGAAGCGATCACCACCGGCGTGACCGAACGCCGCCGCAGCGTGATCGTCTCGCGTCACGCAATCGTCTTCGGCGGCGCGCTGGTCTTCGCCACTACCCTCACCGCCGAACAGACCGCTGCTGCCCTCGCGCAGCTGGCGGCGCTCGGCGTCCTCGTCCGCCAGTTCCCGCAGAGTAGGACCCATGCTGAATCCCTTCGCTAACCCCGCATTCTCGATGGCCGCGCTCACCGCTGCCATCAACCTGATTCCGAACCGCTACGGCCGGCTGCAGGAATTGGACCTGTTCCCCGAGAAGCCGGTGCGCTCGCGCCAGATCCTCGTCGAGGAGAAGGCCGGTGTGCTGACCCTGCTGCCGACCCGGCCCCCGGGCTCGCCCGGCACGCTCGCCGCGCACGACAAGCGCCGCGTGCGCTCGTTCGTCGCGCCGCACATTCCGCACGACGACGTGGTCCTGCCCGAGGAAGTCTCCGGCCTGCGCGCCTTCGGCTCGGAGACCGAACTCGAATCGGTCGCAGGCGTGATCGCCGAGCGCCTGGAGACCATGCGCAACAAGCATGCGATCACCCTCGAACACCTGCGTATGGGCGCGCTCAAGGGCCAGATCCTCGATTCGGACGGCAGCGTGCTCTACGACCTGTTCGAGGAGTTCCGGATCGCGCAGCAGCACGTGCCCTTCCAGATCGACAACCCGAACAACGGCACCGACGTCAAGCAGAAGTGCATCGAGACCTTGGCGCTGATCGAGGAGGGCCTGCTCGGCGAGTTCATGACCGGCGCGCGCGTGCTGTGCTCGCAGGAGTTCTTCGCGGGGCTCACCTCGCACAAGGACGTCAAGACGGCCTACGCGCAGTGGCAGCAGGGCGCGGTGCTGATCAACGACGTGCGCAAGGGCTTCAGCTTCGGCGGTCTGGTGTTCGAGGAGTACCGCGGCAAAGCGTCCGATCTGGAGGGTACCGTGCGCCGGTTCATCGCGCCGGGCGAAGCGCACGCTTTCCCGATCGGAACGCTCAACACCTTCGGCACCTACAACGCGCCGGCCGACTTCAACGAGACGGTCAACACGCTCGGCCGGCCGGTGTACGCCAAGCTCGATCCGCGCAAGTTCGAGCGCGGCACCGACCTGCACACGCAGTCCAATCCGCTGCCGATGTGCCTGCGGCCGAGCGTGCTGGTCAAGCTCTCGATCAACTGAGGAGTCCCCCATGACCACACACGATGGGCTAGCGGCAATGCCGTCGGCCGGGGATCGCTTTGCCCGCGCGATCGAGCGGGTGCTGATCCACGAGGGCGGCGATGCCGACGATCCGCGCGATCCCGGCGGGCGCACACGTTGTGGCATCAGCCAGCGCACCTATCCGACGCTCGACATCCGTCGGCTCACACGGACGGAGGCGATCGCACTATACCGGCGCGACTTCTGGATTCCGCTGCAGGGCGATGCGTTGCCGCCCGCGCTCGCGTTCCAGGCGCTCGATGCCGCGGTCAATCACGGCGCCGGACGCACGGTTCGCTGGCTGCAGCGGCTGGCGGGCGTGCGGATCGACGGGCAGCTCGGGCCGGTGACGCTGGCGGCCCTGCGTTCGGCCGATGAGGCGTCGCTGATCGAGCGGCTCCTCGCACTGAGGCTCGACCTGTATGCCGAGCACGACCGCTTCGCCGTGTTCGGTCGCGGCTGGACGCGGCGGATCGCCGAGAACCTGCGCTACGCCGCGCGGGATCTCGCGTGAGCAGCCCGCTCGATCCGGCCTTCGAGGCCGCGCACGACGCGTTGTTCGCGGTGTTCGGCGAGCCGGCCATCGTGCGCCGGGGGCGCCGCCCGCCGGTCGCGGTGCGCGTGGTGATCACCTACAACGTCGCCGAACTAGGCGACTACAGCCAGGGCTTCGCGCGGGTCACCACCGTGAAGTTCCGCAACACCGAGTGGCGGCCACGTGCGGGCGATGCGCTGCACGTGCCCGGCGGGCGGTTCCGGATCGATCGCATCGTGGTCGACGACGGCTTAGTGACCGAAACGGTGCTGCATGGGTGACGCACCGATCCCGTGGGCGATCCTCGAACTGGTGCAGACGCGATTGCGCACGGTGCGCCGGGCGAACGACTATCGCACCGACGCTGGTCGCGATGTCCGCCTCGAATCCGCGCCGTTCGATCCGGGCGATGCCGCCCGCATCACGCTCTATCCGCTGACCTCGATCTTTCCCGACGATGCGCGCAGTGCGGGCGAGCGTGGGTTCACCTTCGTCGTCGAGGCGCTCGTGCCGGTGCGCATCGACAACGCGCAGCAGCGCATCGTCGAGACGATAGCCGACATCGAGGATGCGCTGGACGGCTACGCGCAGGCGCCACTCGCGCTCCCGCTGCAGTTCCAGGAATCAGTGCTGCTCGATCGTCCCGATGGCGTTGCGGCGATGGCGGGGCAGGTGCTGTTCGGGACGCGGTATCGGCGGGCAGAAAAAGGGCGCTTCAGGTTTCCTTGAACGCCAGTGCTACGAACCCCTTCTGATCGACAACAATTCCGCCAATGTTGCCCAGGCTGTTGTCGTCGTTGCTATCCAGGCCCGCGAACTCACGGACCGTGCTTTGAAGAATTGTCCAGTTACCACTTTTTGCAACCTGATCTAATCCACCTTCTGTTTTCGAAATTATCACTCGATATTGCCTCATATTCAGCTCCCAATTTCAGACAAAACCCTTTTGTCATTGGCGCGATCAATACTTTCGAAGCACTTTTTGAAGTCACCTTTAAGGCTTGAAGTCCCAAAGCATTGTGGCCATGAGATTTTTGGCGTCATCTTCGCAACTTTGGCGCTGACCATGGCGAGCTTGCTTGTAGACACACGGGAGGGGTCTTTGTCATCAGAGATCGCTTTCCAGAAAGATTCGAATTGCAGGTCCACCTGTCGCTGGTTCTCAATGGATGATTCCTGCATTTCTCTTTGGATTTTAGCGGCTCTTTCGTTCTTACTGCGCTCGAGATCAAGAGTGGAGTTAATGTATTTGAAGCACTCGGTAATAGCGTTGTTTTGGAAGGCAGCCTCTCTGGTCCTCTGATCAATATTGTTGCCCATTAGCTTCAGGCAGAAAAACAGAACTTCGTCCTGACCCATGTTCCAAGAAACGATCTGCTTAACTGCGTCGGTAACGACTGCGATCGACTCGCTATGCGCACGGTCCAGGCCGCCTGCCGATTTGGGATCCATTAGTGTCGCTGCAGTTGAAACTGGTATGCCGCCAGAAGTTGCTACTTCTTTTAGGGTGGTGTAGTAGGCAGAGGCTTCCGAAGCAGCTTTCTTTGCTGAAGAAAGTGCCGCGGTCGCGGTTTCACATTTCGCCTTTTTGTCTTTCAGCTCTTGAGGGAGCTTGTCTTCTTCCTTCTTGGCGACCGCGTCTGCGATTTGTTCGCAATGCTTCTTGTCTGTTGTGATTTCGTTGTATTCGTTTTGTCGGGACTGTTGCGCTGAAGACTTGGATTGTAGGTCTTTGTAGGCATTGTCAAGTCTGACGACGGCCTCTCCCGCTGATGCGCCGCCACTCGCTTCAGCAGAAGCGCCGATAACGACCGGCTTAGGAGTGACTGCGCCGGTGAGAGATTCGATAGCCAGAATGGAGACGATCAGTCGCTGATCGCGCGCTGCCTGTATCTTTACTTCCAGATCGTCATAGGCCCCATTGAGATATCGCTCGCACGTGCGAAACATCAGTTCCTTCAGCAGGTTGATGGTTTGCGTGCGAGGGATCGTCGAACCCTGTTCGGCTGAACTGAAGGCAGCACTCAGTCCTGCCTCAATCGCCTTCGGGTCTGGTCGTTGGCCAAACGTTCCGCTGGCAGAGACTGCTTGCGCTACGACTGAAAACACATCCGGGCTGGGTTCGGAGCAAAATGCCGGAATGGACACTTCTTGCCCATTGACCTTTACTTTCTTGGGGGAAACCAGCAGATATCTCTGTTTGGCATCCGTTACGACAACGTTGCTCTTGCTGCCGTCGAGGGACTGATATCGGTAGATCGCATGTCTATTTGCGCCGCAACCGGCTGCGAGCATGCAAAAGCCTGCAAGAACAGCAGGCAACAGTCTTTTCCCGTCCATAGGCACCCCCCATTTCAGCCGAATCTAGCGCAAAACAGGCTCCATTTGGCTTGCTGCTAACACTTTCCGACAAGCGGTAGGGGTGTCTGGAAGGTGTAGCTAGCCTAGGTCAGCGCCTGCCCTGCTCACGCCGCACCGCATCGCGACGTTTCGAGAATTCTGCCTCAATGTCCTCGTTCGAGACATGCCTGCCCTCAGTTGCCTGCGTGCGGGCGCGACTGACCTTGCCCTTCAAGAACGCTTCGTAGTCCGGGTGACGCTCGGTGTCGACTGCAGCGATGAATTTGTCTCGCATTTCTAGCACCAGCTACGAGTGACCGCCGTGGTCTTGGCCATCACGCTCTTTTCCCAACACATCAACATCCTATGCCCATTTTCGTGACGGGGCGGCCGTGAGCGCGCGCGCCCCGCAAGACGGCGCGTTCCTACACGCCGATCTCGACGGCCTGCTGTCCGCCTCTCGCAATCTGAGCCTGCTGGCGTCGCGCCTGCCGACCCTGCACACGCGCGCAATCGGCACATTGTCCCGGCGTCTTCCGGTCCAGGCGCGTCGCGATATCCAGGCCGAGTACCAGATTGGTGCGCGCCGCATCACGCAAGACCTGTCATCGCGCACCACCGACGAGGGCGTGCGTCTGGTCGGCCGCTTCCGCGGCATCGGCCTGCGGAATTTCGCCGCACGTCCCACTAAGCGTGGCGTCACCGCCACCATCATCCGCGGCAAACGCAGCCTGCGCGAGCACGCCTTTCTGGGCGTGGGCGTGAATCGCAACGCACAGGTGTTCCGCCGCGAAGGCCCCAAGCGCCCGATGCAGCAAGGCCGCTATGCCGGCAAACGACGCCAGCCGCTGGTGGCCGAGTACGGCGCCACCGCCGCGCAAATGCTCGCCAAAGGCCGCCGTCCCGAGCGATTGGTCGACTACGCCCGCGGCGTGCTCGCCGCCGAGTCCGAACGTCTCCTGCGGCTCGCCGCCGGAGCGTCCGCCCCACCTTCCCCCGACGCACCACGCACATGAAAACCATTCGCCTCTACCACCCCCACACCCACGAAGGCATCGCCTACAACCCGCCGCCGGAAGGGATCGAACTCAGCGTCAACGACCCCGATGCCGCCCTGCTCGAGGCGTGGGGCCTGATCGCGCCGCCGCCCGTCATCGGGGACGCAACGTCCGCACCCGCTTTGGAGGCGCCTGTCGCTGACGAGCGCCTCCCCGATGCGGTGGCGGTCGATGCGCCCCCGGCGCACACACACATGACGAAGGCCACTGACCGCCGCGCGCGCGCCACGGCCGATCCCACCTCCACCGAACCGGCCGTCGACACATCGGCCAGGAGCGTCTGATGCAGGACTTTTCGTTCCAGGGAAAACTCTATCTGGGCACTCGCCTGCCTGGCGGTCGCCCCGGCGCGCTGCGCTGGGTGGGCGATGCCCCCAAGTGCGATCTCACCCTCAAGACCGAGACCGAGACCCGCAAGGAGTCCTACTCGGGCAACCGTCTGACCTCGGCGGTACTGCAAAAGGGCAAGGAGGCGGAACTCACCGTCGCGATCAACTGGGCCGACATCGATAACCTGCTGCTCGGCCTTTACGCGAGCAAGGCGACGATCGCCGCCGGCACGGTCACCGGCGAGGCCTTCCCGTCCGGGCTCGCCGCGAACGATGTGATCGCGCTCGATCACACCACCATCAGCCAGTTCGTGCTCACCGATGGCAATGCCGCGCCCGCGACGCTGGTGGCGAACACCCACTACCGCATCGAGAGCGTGCGTGCGGGCCTGATCAAGCTGCTGAATCTCGCGACGTTCACCCAGCCGTTGCGTGCGGCTTACCGCTATGGCGCGCGCACCAGTGTGGCGATGCTCACCACCCCGGCGCCCGAACGCTTCCTGTATCTGGACGGCACCAACTCGCTCGACAACGCGCCGGTGCAGGTGCGCCTCTACCGGGTGCAGTTCAATCCGGTCTCCAACCTCGGCCTGATCCACGAGTCGTTCGGCCAGTTCGAGCTGAGCGCATCGGTGCTGTTCGATGCCGAGGCCGCCGCCGACCCGCTGCTCGGCGGCTTCGGTCGGCTCGATCTGCCGGAGGTGGTCTGATGGCCACGAAACTGCCCGTCGCGCCTGCGCCTGAGACTGCCGCCGCGGACGATCTCGCAATCCTGCATCCGGACCGCACCCTGGTTCTCGGCGGTCGCACGGTCGTCCTGCGCGAGTACGGTTTCTTCGAGGGTCTGGACATCGCAGACCGTGCCTCGGCCTTCATCGCCGACCTGGTTGCCGCAAGCTCCGACGGCGCGCTGCGGTATGCGCAGGTGCGCCGGATGTTCGGACGTCACCGCGCGGTGATTCCCGCGATCGCGGCGCAGGCGGGCGATGTCGAAGTCGCCTGGTTCGAAGCACTGCCGCCGGACGAACTGGAGCTGTATCTCGCGACCTGGTTCGCGGTGAACGCGGCTTTTTTCGTGCGCGAGGTGCTGGCGGAACTTCGCGAGGCACAGCTGCGCGAGGTCCAGCTGCTCGCGGCCGGCGCCTCCGCTGGGGCGATCTCTTCGCCCGACTCGCCGCCGCCGGCTGCGGCGACCTCGCCCGACTCGGCTGCATGACCGAGCGCCAGCTCCTCGCGACCTTCGAGGCCGTCGACCGGGGCGAACGTCAGCGTCGCGCGGACTTCATCGAGGACGTGGCCACGGCCGTGTGGGGCGGGGACGCCGCTGAGGCACGCGTGAAGTCTCTGCGCGGCGGACTGTGATCCAGGTGCCGTGAATCGATCCCGATGAAGACGTCCTCATGAACCAGGATTTCGTCCTCAACCTGAAGGTCCGCGGCGACTCCGCGCAGGCCGAGACCAGTCTCGGTCGACTGCAGACCGCACTGGCCCAGGTCGATCGTGCCTTGGGCCAGGTGCGCGCCGCCGGCCGGGCCGTGACCGTCGATGCGCAGGCGGCGCCCGTCCTTGCCGCGCAGCGCGCGATCACCGCCGAAGTCGAGCGACGCACGCGCCTTGAGGCCGAGGCGGCGGCCCGCAATGCCGCCGCCCTGCGCCAGCAGGCGACCGAGCAGGCGCGCATCGCCGAACGCCGCGCCGCGTCCACGGCCGTGTTCAGCGCCGCGAACCTGGAGGAACTGCGCACGCCAGCCGAACGCACCGCGGCCCTGGGTCAAGCGCAGGCCCTGCGCCGCGACGCCGAACTGCGGATGCTGGAGATCAATCGTCGTGCCGACGCGCTCGAAGCGCGCCTGGCGACAACCCGCACCGGGCTCGCCACCGCGACCGCCACCGCCGCGCGCGCGACCGACGTCGGTCGCCGGGCGGTGGACCAGTACGGGATCTCGGTCGGCCAGACCCGGCAGGCGATGCGTCAGCTGCCAGCGCAGATCACCGACATCTTCACGTCCCTGGCCGGAGGCCAGAAGCCGTGGCTGGTCGCGATCCAGCAGGGCGGGCAGTTGAAGGACTCTTTCGGCGGCATCGTGCCCGCCGCCCGCGCGTTGCTCGGCGCGATCACGCCGATGGTCGCGGGCCTCGCCCTGGTCGCGGCGGTGATCGGCAGCGTCGCGGTCGCGACACTCTCCGGCTACCGCGAGACGCAGGCCTACGAGCGTGCGCTGATCGCCAGCGGCAATGCGGCTGCGACCACCGCCGGCCAGCTGCGCGTGGTGAAGGACAGCGTCGGCGGCGCGACCGGCGAGTACGGCAATGCCGAGGCCGCGCTGACCGCGCTGGCCGCCGCAGGCACCGTCGCAGGCGACACGCTCGAAGCCGCGGCACGCGCTGCGGTCGATCTCTCGACCCTTACCGGGCGTCGATCGAGGACACCACCCGGAAGGTCATCGCGCTGGCGCGCGCGCCGTCCGCGCAGCTGATCGAACTGAACCAACAGTACCGCTTCCTCTCGGTCGAGGTCTACCAGCATGTTCGCGCGCTCGAAGCGCAGGGGCGCGCGCACGACGCCGCGCGTCTGGCGATCGAGACATTCGCTCAGGTCCATGAGCAGCGCGTGCAGGAAGCCTACGCCCGCGCCGGCTCGCTCGAGCGCGCGTGGATCGCGCTCGGCAAGGTCATCGGCGGGGTCTGGCAGACGATCCGCAACATCGGCCGCGAGGATCTCGCGTTCCGGCTGGCGAAGACCACCGACGAGCTCGATCGCATCGGCAACGAGTGGCGCGAACTCGGTGGCATCAACTCGCTTGATGCGGTGCTGGCCAGCCCCGAGGTCGATGTCGACACCAAGCAACGCATCCGTTCGCTGCGCCAAGAGCAGGCGGCCCTGCAGCGCGAGGCCAACGCCGAACAGGCGAGAGCCGACGCGCAGGCGGCGACGCAGGCCAGGCAGACCAATGCAATCAACGCCCTCGGTCGTGCGCAGGCCGCGCTCGGTCAGGATCGCGCCGTCGCCAAGGCGCAGCAGTTGCGCGAGCTGGAACGCGACATCGCGGCGTTGCGCGCCGGTGGCGTCGCCCAGGTCGAGGGCGTATCGCTCGCAGCCTTCGAGAAGACGCGCCGCGCGCAGATCGAAGAACAGTTCAAGGCGCCGAAGGGGCCGCGCGCGCCGAAGCCGAAGGCAACCGACGCCGATCGCGCCCGCGAGTCCGCCGAGCGCGAACTGGAGTCCCTGCGCCGCGAGGTCGCGCTGCTCGGTGAGGTCGAAGCCGGGCAGACCCGTGCCGGCGAGGCCGCGCGCCTCCGTTACGAGACCACGCAGGGCGCGCTGAAGGCGATTGCGCCTGCGCTGAAGGCGCAACTCGTCGCCGAGGCCGAAGCCCTCGACACCGCGCGCGCCGCTGCGGACGCCGAACGCGAACGCAAGGCCGAACTCGAGAAGACCACGCGCGCCTACGAGACCCTGCGCGCCAGCCTGCGCACACCGACCGAAGTCGCGCTGGAAGAGGCGCGGGTACAGGTCGCGCTCCTGAATGACGCGCTGCGCGATGGAATCGCGACCAAGACCGCGTTCGACGCCGCGATGGCGCGCGTGGTGCAGACGAGCTTTCGCAAACCCGATGCGGCGCTCGACCGCGTGCCCGGCGCGACGCCGGATCTCGGCCAGACCGGCGGCGAACTCGCGCAGATCGAACAGTCTCGCACGCGGCTCGAAGCCTGGTACGCCGAGCAGCTCGCGCTGCTCGCGCAGTTCCGTTCGCAGCGCGCCGATCTGAATGCGCAGTGGGACGCGCAGGAAGAAACGATCGAGCGCCAGCACCAGGCCGCGCTGGCGCAACTGCAATCGGCACAGACGCAGGTGCTGCTCGCGGGTGCGTCCGCCACCTTCGGCCAGCTTGCCGACATCGCCAAATCCTTCGGCGGCGAGCAGAGCGCGACCTACCGCGCCTTGTTCGCGCTGTCGAAGGCGTTCGCCATCGTCCAGGCGGCGCTCGCGCTTGCCAACAACGTCGCCGAAGCGAGCAAGGTCGGCTTCCCACAGAACATTCCGTTCATCGCGGGCGCCATCGCACAGGGTGCGACCATCGCCGGCCTGATCGCGCAGGCGACCTTCAATGGCGGAGGCGGGTACGCCACCGGCGGCCATGTGCGCGGACCGGGCACGGCGACCAGCGACAGCATCCCGGCGTGGCTGTCGGATTTCGAATTCGTCACGCGCGCCGCCGTCGTGCGCCAGCCCGGCGCGCTGCCGTTTCTGGAGGACTTCAACCGCCGCGGCATGCCGGCGCTGGAGGCCTGGCATGCGCGCCGGTTCGCGCGCGCATCGCTGCCAGCCGTCTCGCTGCCCCGCGCGCCGCGCGTCAACTTCGCCGAAGGTGGCCTCGCCCGTGCGGCATCGGGCCTGAACCCGCAGCTCAACCTGCGCCTGATCAACGCGATCAACACCGATGCGCTCGCCGAGTCGATGGCACAGAGCCGGGGCCTGGAGCAGACCATCCTCAACGTGATCGACCGTAACGGCAGCTTCCTGCGTCAAAGGATCGGTGGCTGATGGCGTACCTGATCGACACGGTGGTCAAGGGCGCCGGCCCGGATGCACACCTGCAACTGCTGGATGTGCTGCGCGCGCTCGCCGAAGCTGCTGGCTGGACGACGCTGCGCTTCGATGCCTCGATTCCGGAGCGCGAACTGATCCTGCGCTCCACCGGCACCACCGGGGAAGAGGAGATCACCGTCGGCTTCAAGGCGTACCAAAATGCCGCGGCGGATTACTACAACCTGCTGGCCGCGACCATGATCGGCTATGTGCCGGCAGCGCCGTTCGAGGCGCAGCCGGGCATCAAGACCAGCGGCGTGCCCTGCCACAACCAGGCGATCTCGGTCTTCCTGACCGCCAGTCCGCGCCGGATCGTCGGCGCCCTCAAGGTCGGCTCGCCGATCTACGCGCACGTCTACGTCGGCAAGGCGCTGGCGTACGCCCGGCCGAGGGAGTTTCCGTCGCCCTTGATCGTCGCCGGGCACTTCGACGGCCGCGATGCGCGGCGCTACAGCGACCCGCACTGGTTCCCGTACAAGGGCCGGCGCGGCAGCAGCGAGGCCGGCTACAACGACGGGTTCCTGTTCCTGCGCGATGCCGGCGGCGCCTGGAGGAAGGTGCAGATCTCGCCGTTCGGCAACGGCCAGGCGACCGACACCACCTACGCCGGCCTTGCGGGGGAGTACGTCGGCCGCAGCGGCACAGGGAACCGCTGTCTGGTGCCGGCCGGCACCCTCCACCAACCGCAGCCGCTGGAGCTGTACGACATGAGCTTCGGCGCCTACGACGCCGAAACCCGCACCTATCCCAGCAGCGGCAACATTTACGGCCTGCTCGATGGCGTGAGCTTCGTCTCCGGCTACAACAACGCTTCCGAAAATGTGCTGCAGCTGGAGGGCAGCGCGGTGGTCGACCAGACCGGCATGTCCGTGCGCCAGGCGGTCGATGCGATCCGCGCCGTCGGCGGTCGCGCCTTCGTCGTCCTGCAGGACGGCGCGCGCACGACCTGGCGCGATTACGTCGCCGTGGAGATGAGCTGATGGCGACCGTCACTGGCCAGGTCGCGGGTTTCGCGGCGCTGAAGACCTTGATCGAAACGACGCTCACCGCGCGCGGCTGGACGCTTGCGAACGGCATTCTTCGTCGCGGCGTCGCTTTCGTGCAGCTCACTGCCAGCGCGAACGAACTGCGTCTGCAGGCGGGTACCGGCCAGACCGGCGCTGCGCTGACAGGCGCCTGCCCGCATGCGGTCAAGGTCATGAGTTTCAGCAATGCGCCGATCCAGTGGCCGGCGGAGGCCGTGCTGCATGTCTTCGACACGCCGGACGAGGTCTACGCCGTCCTGCGCTACAACGTCGATCGTCACCAGCACCTGAACTTCGGCGTCTCGACGATGCCGCAGATCGGCGGCACCGGCCTGTGGGCCTCGGGCGCGTTCCGTGGCGATGTCGTCGGCACCTCGGCGAACTGCCGGGTGTTCATCGCCGCCAACAGCGGCACCGATCTCGGTGCGCTGCCCTACGACGGCCCCGGGCTCGGCTTCTTCTTCGCGAGCTCTGCCGGGACCTATCAGAGCAGTGTCATTCACTGCGGTCTCGAAGGCGCCGCGGGCTGGCGCACGACCTATGGCGGCAATCCGGGCGATCTGCTCGGCGTCTCGCACAAGGCCGGCCTGCTGCATGCGCTGCCGTCGCAGTTCAACCAGGCGACCGTGCTGCTGCCGATCGACGTGCTGATGGCGCGACAGGCGCAGGGCCAGACGATCGTCGCCACCCTCGCCCACGCGCGCTACTGCCGGCTCGATCACCTCGACCTGAGCCAGCCGCTGCTCTACGGCCCCGAGCGCTGGCGCGCCTATCCGCTGCACGCGGTCAACCCGGTGCAGCGCAACGGCGCCGGCTGGCCGACGGGGGCGCAGCATTCCGGCAGCTTCGGCGTCGCCCTGCGGGATCTGCCCTGATGGCCGCCTTGACCGGCATCGCGCCTACACCGCGCCTGTTCGGTGCGACCAATCCCGCGCTCTCGCCCGAATTGAATGCGCTCGGCGAGGCCGCGTTCTCACCGGCCGCGTACCACGGCGTGCGTCTCACTGCCCTCGCGGGGGCCTTTCGTGCGCCGGCCGCGCTGCGCTGGCCCGCGACCGGGCGACTCGCGCACCGCTTCGCCGAGGACTATTTTGATCGCATCCACCTTACCCCGACCGTGCTCTCGCTCGGCAACGTCGTCTCCGAGCTCACCCGCGATCTCGCGGTGTGGAATGCCTGGCGCAGCCACCCGCAGACGCTGGCCGCGCTGCGCCTGGAGGGCGATGCGGGCAGCACCCTGACAGCGCCTGCTGCACTGCCCGTGTTGCTGCGTCCGCTGCAGGAGCGGGTGCTGACCTTGACGGTCGGCCTCGACGGCCCGCCGGTGATCGACGCGGTCGCGGTGCTGACGTTCGCCGATGGCGCGACGCGGTCGATCCGGATCGACGGCCTGCGCCTGAACGCATGGACGCTGGCGCCCAACTGGTCCGAGCCGCTGACCGAAACGCTCGCCTGGCTCACCGATGTCCAGATCGCCGTCGCCGGCACCGTCACCCGCACACCGCTGCGCGAAGCGCCCAGGCGCTCGTGGGAGTTCGCGGTGCTCGCCGATCGCGTCGAACGCCGCTGGGTGGAACACGCGCTGTTCGACTGGACGGCGCGCGCGTGGGCGCTGCCGGTGTTCGTCGATACGACGCGGCTTGGTGCGACACTGGTCGTGGGCGCGGTCGAGATCCCAGTCGACACCACGGGCCTGGACTTCGCAGTCGGCAGCCTCGCCATGCTCTGGCGTGATATCGCGACCTACGAATTGATCGAAATCGTGCAGATCGGGAACGGTCGTGTGTCCTTGCGTGCGCCGACGCGCCGCGCGTGGCCCATCGGCACCCGCCTCATGCCCTGTCGCACCGCACGTCTGACCGACGCGCCGGAGCTGCGGCGCCACACCGACAGTCTGGTGTCCTCGCAACTGCGCTTCGAAGCCACTGAGCCCTGCGACTGGCCGCCCGCACTGCCGCCCACACGCTACCGGGGCTTCCCGGTGCTGGAGCACCGCGGCGAGGAGCGAACCGATCCGGTCGCGCGCTTCGCCAGGCGCTTCGATCTGCTCGACGGCGAGGTGGGGCGCACGCAGGCCGATGATCTGTCGGGGCTGGCGTGGACAACGCAGTCGCATGCGTGGCGGCTGTTCGGCCGCGCGGAACGCGCCGCACACCGCAGCCTGCTCTACGGGTTGCAGGGCCGGGCCGAGGCGCTGTGGCTGCCGACCTGGACCGACGATCTGGAAGTCATCGAGACCATCGGCGAGACCGCGCTCACTCTCACCGTCGCGGCCTGCGGCGTCACCCGCAACCTGCGTCAGCAGGCGGGCCGTCGCCACGTCCGCATCGAACTGACCGATGGCGAGGTGTTCTACCGCGCCGTCGAAGCATCTTCAGAGATCACACGCGCCAACGGCGATGACGCCGAACGATTGCGCATCGACATCGCGCTAGGCCGCGTTGTCGTCCCCGAACACATCCGGATCGTCTGCTGGCTCGCGCTGGTTACGCTCGCGGGCGATACGGTCGAGCTGCGCCACCACGCCGACAGCGACGGCCTGCTCGACTGCGCCGTGTCCTTCGCCGGGATTCCGGCGGAAGAGCCCTGAGTCCGTACCCATGCCCCTGCTCTCGCGCGAGATCGAGTTGTACGACTTCTCGATCGGACTGCACCACTGGCGCTACACCGATGCCGGGCGGGAAGCGATCGTCGAAGGCCAGCGCTACGCCCCGGTCGCACTCACCCGCGGGCGCATCGCGCAGTCGGCGGAGGAGTCGAAGAATGCGCTGGAGATCACCGCGCCGCTGGACCTGCCGCTCCTGAACCTCTTCCGGCCGGTGCCGCCGGGGCTGCGCCTGCGCCTGGACCTCAAGCGGGTGCGGGTCCGCGATGGTCAGGTGCGCCTGGGCTGGACCGGCTTCGTGGCCGACCTGGACGAGACGCAGAGTCTCGCCAAACTGCGCTGCAACTCGCTTGCCGCCGCGGTCGAGACCCTCGGCCTGCGCCGCAGCTGGCAGTCGAACTGCCCGCTGGTGCTCTACAGCCAGGGGCCTGGCCTGTGCAACGCCGATCCGGACGCGCATGCGGTGCCGGCGGTGCTCAGCGACGCCACCGGCTACACGGTCATGTCCGCAGCGTTCGATGCGTTCGACGACGGCCACTTCGATGGCGGCGTCTTGCAGTGGACGGCGACGCTCGGCATCGAGCGCCGCTTCGTCGTCAGCCACGTCGGCACGACGCTGCGCCTGCTCACCCCGGCCGCGCTCGCGGCAGATAGTCACGTCATCGCGTTCCCAGGCTGCGACCGCACCTTGGGGCAGAACGGCTGCCCGAAATTCCGCAACGAACTCAACTACGGCGGCCAACCGACCCTGAAAGGGATGCGCAATCCCTTCGGCAACGACCCAGTATTCTGATTAACAAAGATTGAATCTCAAGATCGACAATTTGCACGATAGCAGCATGACTATTTGATGCCACGCGAGCGCGGAAAAGCACCTTCCGTCGCGGCAACACGAACGGAAGTGTTGCCGCGACGTCTGATTGAAATTGTTCTGATGCGTTGGAATTTAGCTACCCCTTGTCCATTTATCATGGATTCGATTGTTCGGGGCTTCTATTCTTCTCTTCGGGGCTTCTATTCTTCGGGGCTTCATCTGTACCACTGCTACGAGCAGCGGAAGTACTTTTTGCTATCGCAAAGCCTGAAATTGCAGAGAGAATCGGAAGGCCCGCATCAGCCTCAACTGTCTTCGTCAAAAGCAAGACCGTTAAGAGAACGGCGATTATTAGCGCAATTACTATCTGTCCATACGAAAGCCAGAAATCATTTCGACGCTCTCTAAAATCTATAACCAATTCGACGAACGCCTTTTGACTTATCTCGAATGGGCCATGCCTGCTTAATCGATAGTCCGGCCATTCTCTTGCAAAGAATCGTCCAAATAATGAGTGTCCAAATTTGCATGTTGCCCAAAGCGAAGTGAGGCCAAAGGCAACAACGATAATAACTATCCACAAAATCATTTGATCGTCCATGTTTCCTCCGTGAGCGGCAACAAATGAGTACCTCATCTACCAATGCCAGTGGGGGCGAGTCTTAGCTTAGCGCACACATCTACTGGATGCACTCGGGTTTGATCCAATTACTGCGCTGAACAGTAGGCCTTCCGTACCCCATTTCCTAATTGCGCTACTTCTTCGCGGTGCTGACCTACATGCGTACACCTCAACATCTTCAATCACTTACCTGACATGTGGGTCTACGTCTTTGTGCTGATCCTCGCCATCGCGCTCAGCGTCGCGATGCGCCCCAAACCGCAATCGGCCAAGCCGCCGTCGCTCGCCGACTTCTCGGTGCCGACCGCCGAAGAAGGCCGTGAGATCATGGTGATCTTCGGCGAGGTGTGGGTGGACGATCCCAGCGTCCTGGCTTACGGCGATCTGCGCACGACGCCGATCAAGGCCAGCGGAGGCAAGTGACCGTGCCGTCAAGCAGCGGGCTTTCGATCAGCCGGTCGTCGAACCACGGCCTGCGAATCCACCTGCGCCACGTGCGCGCGATCGATCCGGCGAGCGGGCCGCTGTGTACGCCGGGCATTCGCGTCTGGTGCCGGCAGCACGGCATCGATCTGCGCGCGCTGTGCGCGGACGGCATTGCCGTCGACGACTACCCCCACCTGCACGACGATCCCTTCGTCGCACGCGCGATCGCGCTGGCGCACGCAGACGCCGGGGCACCGTCCGGGGCGGACCCACCGTGAGCTATCGAACCCTATACGCCTTCTGGATCGCGCTCGCCGCACTCGCCTCGATCGCCTCCGGCGTGGCGCTGTTGTTGGCCGACGAACGCACGTTCGGCATGGTCGGAATCGCCGCCGGTGCCTTCCACGTGTTGTGGGCGCTCGATGTCCCTGCAAGGCTGCGCGGGCGCTGGCGGCGGCGTCCGATCGTGATTCCGACGCTGCGCCCGGTCGTGGTCTCGCCGCCGCGGCGTGGCTTCGCACAGCGCCTGTGTGCCTGGAGGCGCCGACGTGGGTAAGTCGAGCAAGCCGACCATCGGCTATCGCCACTTCATGTACCTGTACATGGGCGAGTCGATCGGTCCGAACGACTACCTCGCGGGGGTGAAGGTCGGCGGTCTGACCGTGTTCGAGGGCGAACGCGCCGGCAGCGGCACATTCGCCATCAACCTCCCGCAGCTGTTCGGCGGCGACAAGAAGGAAGGTGGCCTCGTCGGCACGCTGCAGATCCGCATGGGCGAGCCGGACCAGCTGCCGGTGCCCTATCTGCAGCAGCAGGTGCCGGGGCCGTGGCCGGCGGCGCGCGGTCTGTGCACCACGCTCTACCGCGGAATGGTCGGGGCGATGAACCCCTACCTGAAGCTCTGGGCCAAGCGCTGGGGGCGCTTCGTGCAGGGCTGGTCGACGCCGGTGTGGCAGCCGCAGCTCGCGCGCATCGGTCGCGGCATGAACGCCGCGCACATCCACTACCAGTGCCTCACCGACACGGTGTGGGGCTGCGGTCTGGATCCCGCCTTGATCGATGGCGAGAGCTTTCTGCACGCGGCCGAGCGGTTGCACGACGAAGCGTTCGGGCTGTGCCTGGGCTGGCGGCGGGGCGACTCGATCGGGAATTTCCTGCAGACGGTCAACACCCACGTCGGTGGGCTGTGGGCCTTCGATCCGATGCGCGGCCAGTTCGTCTACCGGTTGTTCCGGCCCGACTACGATGTCGCGACGTTGCCGCTGCTCGATGAGACCAGCGTGCTGGCCCTGGAGAGCTGGCAGACGCCGCTGCTCGATGGTTCGGTGAACGAGGTCACCGTGCTCGGACGCGACTGCGTGAGCAATCTGGAGATCGCCGCGACCTTCCAGAACATGGCCAACGTGCAGGCGCAGGGCCGCGTCGTCGCCGACCGGCGCACACTGCCAGGTCTGTGGAACCGCAGTCTGTGCGAGCGCGTCGCCGCACGGGAAACCAGCGCCGCCAGCAGCCTGCTGCCGCGGATCAAGCTCACCGTCGACCGTCGCTGGTGGGGCGTGAAGCGCGGCGACGTGCTCGCGCTGTCCTGGCGGCGCAAGGGCGTGCAGCGCATGCCGGTCCGGGTGCTTGAGGTGGACGAAGGGACGCGCGCCGACGGCGCACTCGCGCTCACGCTGGTGCAGGACATCGACGGCATGGCCGCGACCACCTACCTGCGGCCGGTGATCGGGCCGTGGACGCCGCCGGACACGCGCCCGCTGCCGCTGCCCGCGCAGCGGCTGGTCGAGGCCACGTACCGCGATCTCGCTGGCCGACTGCGCCCGGCCGATCTTGCGCAGGTCGAGGACGATGCCGGGTTCGTGGTCGCATTGGGTGCGCGACCGAACGGGCCGGCCTACGGCTACACGCTGACCGCGCGCACCGCAGGTGCGGGGGCAGGTCCGTTCGTGGAGGTGGCGGGCGGGGACTTCTCGGCCACAGCGACGCTCGCAGCTGCGCTCGCGCCGACCGATACGGTGGCGACGCTGGCGGACACGCGCGACCTGGATCTCGTCACCGTCGGCAGTGAGGCGCTGATCGACGAGGAACTGGTGCGGATCGACGCCATCGATCTCGTCGCCGGCACACTGACGATCGCACGCGGTTGCGTGGACACGGTACCCGCACCCCACGCACCGGGCGCACGCCTGTGGTGCACCGACACCTACGTGGGCGCCGATCCCACCGAACATCTGGCGGGGGAGACCATCGAGGCGAAGCTTCTCACCCGCACCCAGCAGGGCACGCTCGATCCCGCGCTCGCGCCCACCGCGCGGGTCCGTCTCGACGCCCGCCACGCACGGCCGTATCCGCCCGGCCGGCTGCGGATCAACGGCGCCGCCTGGCCGCCGACGGCCTTCGCTCGCCTGGACCTCGCCTGGGCGCATCGCGACCGTGTGCTGCAGGGCGACCGACTGGTGGAGCACGAGGCCGGCAGCATCGGCCCCGAGCCGGGCACGACCACGACCGTGCGCGTGCTGCATGCGCTCAGCGGCGCTGTGCTGCACGAGACCAGCGGGCTCGTCGGAACGCAGCACAGCGTCGAGCTGCTGCTGGCGAACGATGCGTCCCTGCGGATCGAGGTCGAGAGCCGGCGCGGCGCGCTCGCCTCGCGCCAGCGGCACATGTGGCCGATCGCCTGCGAGTGCGGCGAGAAGCTCGCGAACGCAAACTTCGACACACAGGCTGCGTGGACGCTCGGCCCGGGCTGGTCGATCACTGGTGGCGCTGCGGTCAAGGTAGCAGGCACCGCCTCCGATCTCGCGCAGCCGTTCGCCTTTGTCGATGGTGCGCTGTACCGCGTCGAACTGACGCTGTCCCAGGTCACCGCCGGCACGCTGCGGGTCGGGCTCGCCGGCGCCACGCCCATCGACGGCACGCCGCTGAATGCGAACGGCACCTTTGTCGAACCGCTGACCGCGAGGGCGCACACCGCGCTGCGCATCGCGGCCGACGCCACGTTCGCCGGGCGCATCGAGCACATCAGTCTGCGCCGCTTGGCCTAGTCGGCGCGCGAAGTCGACGTCTGATCGAAGCCTGTACGCGAGGTGTCCCGTTGTCGCGCTGCGACCTCGATCGACGCTTGGCTCCTGCCGCACACAGCGCGTTCATGACCTCGTCGACTTGCCGACGCACCCAAGGAAACCACCGATGCCCACCATGTCGCTCGCCGAGCCCTACACCATGAACATCAGCATTGTGCGAACGCCACGCGTGCTGCGGTTCGGCCGTCGGAAGATTCGCGTCGAGCAGCTCGGCGCCAGCCTTCCCTTCGCGTGCAAGCCCACGTCGCTCCGCGAAATGTGCGCCACGGGCGAGCACCGCATCTACGTCGTCGAGACGGTCGAGTTGACGATTGCAGAGTTCGACGCTTTCACCGCCGACCTGAGCCGCCCCCAGTCGTGGCTGTCGGGCAAAGGCGGAAATGTCGCCGACGGGTGCCTGTGTGTCGAAGTGCTCGCGCCCGGTCGTCCCTACCTCTATGTCGATCCGGCCGGCGGCAACTACGCGCGCTATGTCGCGAGGCTCGGCTGACCAGACACGACAGGCGGGAGCGACCGGCTACCGCCCATCCCCACGCGCATCGCCGCAATGGCGATGCGCCCATCGCACACGGAGGACTTGCCATGAAGGCAGTCGAGAACACCATCGCGCGGATCGCCCGCGTCACCCTTGGGATCGAGTCGCTGGAGACCCGTGGGTCCGACCGACTGGACTTCCATGAAGTCTGCGTCGAACGCCTGCGAGACGCGCTCGAAGCAGCCTATCGCGCGGGCATCGAGCATGAACGAAAAGCCGCGACCGGAAGGTCGGCTGACCGGTGATTTTTTTGCGGTACGCGCTTGGCTTCGAGCGCGAACAGCGCGTACATGCTCACCCCGACACGGACATCGAACGCCCATGAAGCAGGTCCCGACCACACAGGCCAAGCGCGTCAAGGAATTCTTCCTCGCCTCATTGCTCGTCCGGATTCCCGGCAAGCGCGGACGCCACGCGTGGCGCCGGGAACTGCTGCGCGCAAAGACCCCACACGCATTGCACCGCCAGCTCGCCGGGCGCAAGCACATCGCCTACGCCAGCGATGGCGTCGAAGTCATCCGGATCGAACTGATCGACACCGGCACAACCCTGCTGGCGCCCATCGCCGATGGCGCTGAAGTGGAGCCGCTGGAACAGCTACTGGCACGGATTGCAGCCAATCCGCTGAGCTTCGTGTGGTGAGCGCAGAATCTGCCCTTCGCGCCTCGACGAGGCAACTGGCTGTACCACGCTTGTCTACCATCGGCAGGAGCAGATTTTCGGCTTGGCTTCCAGTCGAGACAGCGCGTTCATGTGTTCACACCCACCACAACGGAGCAAACGCATGGACAGTCGAGCCGACCATCTGCTGGAGCAACTCGCCATCGAGCAAGGGGCAGACGCCCTCGAGAACCTGCGCAGAGCGTTCGAACGCGCTGCAGAGGAACTGGCGCACTACCAGCAGCGGTACCGCGACGCTGAGACGCTGAATGACCGCGCCAGCGTACTCAACTGGGCCATCGGCTACGCTGCGGGCGCCACGGGCAGCAACATGCGCCTCGACATGGTCGCTGGCGCACAGGTGGCGCTCGGCAAGGCGGCGGCGCGGGCGACGGATTGAGCGGCCTGCCTTACGGGTAAGGGAGGTCGCAGTAGTCTGCCGACTGGGGCACGGAGCGCGCTTCGGTCGGTCGGGGCGGACCGGTGCAGTCGCATGATCCGACGGCAACCTCGAGCGGCCACCTGAGCTGAATGCTGGCCAATGGCTGGCGACACCTACCCACACAGCTCGCGTCCGGCACAGTAAGGACGGACTGACAAACTGGAGACTTTCAGCCCCGGCACGCAATGCGTGCCGGGGCTTTTTGCGTTTGCAAAGACCGAGCGGCTGCTCCAAGCGGAGGGGACGACTACACAGAAGCGTGATCTGACGCCTTCCAGCTGCGACTTCCATCGCGTTCAAACTTCTGGGTGACGCCGCTAAATTTTCGCTTCGATTTGTGTACAAATAGCGAACTATTTGTTCGCGTAGGCTGGAAAGACCGCCTTCCTCGCGCAGTCCGTCCACGGATGGTGCGCGTGCTGGCGGTCGCCAATCTTGCACCTCGCACACATGGAGACGGATATGAAAGTGACTCGCAAACGCACAATGGCCCGGTGGCATGCGCTGCTGGCAGCTTGGCTCCTCGCCCTTCCTGCAATCGGCTGGGCGTGCTGCCCATCGGACGGGCACACCGCACCCAAAGCGGCAACCGGACTAGGAGATGTCAACCCGCCCAGCGCCGATCTTGCCGGCGATCCGCTCTGGCAAGTGTATGAATTCGAACGCGATGGCGTCCGCTATGTGCAAGTCAATGACGCGACCGGCAAGGTCCGTGCCGCGGCGGGCCGCATCGCCAACACCTTTTGGGTGATGCCGATCGGAACGGATGCCGGAAAGGTTTCGCTGCCCGGCGATGCGGTGCCGACAGGCACGCAGCGGGTGCTCTATCGAGGGGTGGACGTTGAGGTCGTCTTGATCGAGGGCGGCGCGCAACCTCAATGGTTGGTCCGCCCGCCGTCCGGCAACTGATCTGTCGTTGCCTACCTGTCCGCGCCGAGGGCTCTCTTACTGAGGGCTCTCGGCCGGTGTTGACGGGGCAACTTCCGACATGAGAAACCGAATGCGGTGGGGATGACGCTGCTTCAGTGCGCCGTCGAACGCGATCACGCGCGCCCGCAACTCATCCAGCGCATCACACGCCTGCTCGTTGGGCTTGCCAGGTTCCGCTGTGGGTGTGCATATGATCAGCACGCTCGTACCGCTTCTCCCTGACCGACGCCAGACTCGGACGCGAACATCGTAGTCGCTTGGACTGCAATCCCGCATCGACTCCATCGCTGCGATGATTCCACGGTAAGTCGAAAGTCGAAGCGGAAGGGTTATGAAGCCTTGATTGCCGCGCAGAACCTGATAGATGCGCGCGCGTCGCTGCCATACGTCCAGAAACGCTGGGGCCATCAAGGCGGCGTAGAGCCCATGTGACTCGATCTCGAGCGGGTAAAGATAGTCTCGATGCAGGTCCAGTGACTTCGCTGCCTCCATGCCGATCGTCTGCGCTTTGAATGCGCGATCGTACTGTTCTTCCTCTTTCAACGTCTTGACTACGTCATGTCGATAGCTGTCGAGGTCGCGACGCGCCGCCGCGATAAGCAACGCATTCTCGCGGAATCGCAACTCCGTTGAACGGAGCAATGCCTGTAGCGCCCCGCTATTGAATGACGATGCCGAGCTCCTGTTTCGCAACTCCTGAATCAGCGAGAGTTCGGACATCATCCTTTCGCTGGACATCCGGAAGAGCTTGGAAATCCGATCCCCGACGAACAGAAGCCCTACGTTCAAGGCCGCTAGTGCAACTTGTGCGACGAGAATGATCTCGCTGAACGCCCCAGGCGCATTCGTTCGCGGAAGCGCCAGCGCCACAGCCAGATTGACCAGCACCATGCCCACTGCAGCTCCATGCCATCCGTGCATGACCGTCAGGAAGAAGACCGGAAGTACCATGAAGACAAGCGGCATGAGTTGCACTGCCGATCCCGTTTGGCCCCCAATCATCGAAGTCGCAAACAGCGCCGCGACCATCAGAGTCGCGAGCGCGGTGTTCGTCGCTATCTCGTTTGCAGCGCCTTTCCATTCGCTACGCCTGATCCACAGGATACAAGGCAGCAGGATCATCATGATGCCGAGGAAGTCGCCCGCAGAAAAACGAGCGAAGTTTTGAAGCGTCACTTCGCTTTTAGGGCCTGCCAGCACGAAATTGAGGAGCATCGACCATGTCGTCGACCAGCAGACGACGACCACAGCGATGGCCGGTAGCCAGGATGACATCCTGTCCGTGGTCTTCAGCCATGTGCGGATCGCCAGAGGAGCCAGTGAGTACAGCGGCATGAAAAGGAATGGACTCAAATAGGCCCATTGGACGCTGTACTGTTCAGCCTTGGGCACCCTCAGCACCAACAGCGCTGCCGCATCTCCTGCCGCTACATAGGGCCAGAATCTCGAGGGCAACAGTAGGACACAAGCAAGCCTCAATCCTGCAGGCAGGTACCACTGGTCGAGTGAAAATCTCCAGAGAAACAGGAACGTGAAGCAGTAACTCGCGCTGATGGCGACTCCCTGTATCGACCGCTTCCACGATTGAGCCCCCATACCTGCTCCTTGCATTCCATGTGCTGCAGCTCAATCCGCCTGTGGCCCGCAGTCTTCTTCTGTTCGGCGCTTGGGTCGCTCAGTGACTGCGACGCTCACTGATCGAACTCAGAGCCACGCGACCACCAGCCCACGAATCTCCAGCTTCGGCAGATCCGCCTGCGGGACCAGGATGCGGTCTCTTTCGTCATCGTACCCGCAAAGTTCCCAGTTGTCCCCGCGAGCCAGGATTCTCCTGATATGGGGGCGATCGTAGAGCGTGAAGGCGTGTAGCGCGCCGTCCACCACCCGGCCCTGACTTGCGACCCGGACATCGACCAGCACCATCTCGTCGCGCTGAATCTGCGGGGACATCGCGTCAGTCGGTTGGAGTGTCCAGCGTACCTCTTCGATCGGTGTCAGCCCGATCTTCTGTCGGATCAGGAATTCCGGCATCAGGAGGAAGGAGGGGCCATCGCCGTAGTCGAACCCCTGCAGTCGGTCGAGGGCGATATGGCCTTTCGGCACGGAGCCCGCCGATACACCATCCCGTTCGATGCAGCCTGACCTCAGCAGCCGGTCATAGGCCTCGCTGATCCTCTCCGGAGGAACGTTCAGGACTTCGCCGACCTTTGGTGCGCGTTCGACCGGCACAGGTCGCTTCCCGCTTCGCCATTGCGAAACATAGGCATCGATGACGCCCACCTTGCGCGCCAAGACGGAGGTGCGGACGGCGGATGACTCCATCGCTTCTTTGAGGTTGCGGGCGTACTTGTCCATGGGCGGATCGTACGTGCAACCGAGATGGATGGAAAGCCATGCATAAGCCTGTTGACAAACTAATTTAGCAATGCTTAATTATTTGCTCCCGGCCGATACGAGGCCAATTGCACAGGGAGTAGGGACGTGCAGACCGTCGAATGCGGCCCCAAGGATGTGATCTGGGTGGGCCGGAACATCCGGATTTTCGTCACCAGCCGTCTGGACGACCTGACGTTGCTGCTGGTGACTGCGCCGAACGGGGCGGCTCTGGGAGCTTTGGCTCACCCGGCCCGCAGTGCCCCCGCCGACAGCAAACGCACATCGCACATCCTGTCCCTATGCTCGGGTGAGCACTTCGACATCGGCGGAGTGTCGGTGCGTCTGGAGGACTATCGGCTGCCCGACCTCGGCGCCACCCCGCTGCGCGACCGCCTGTTGCATATCGACGCACCCCCGGGGTGTGCGGTCACCCGCGATTCCGGCGCTCACCGCGGCGCCCATGCCATGGCGCGCAAGCGCGCGCAGGGCTGAGGCGGCCATGCTGGTACTTACCCGCAGGATCGGCCAAGCCATCCATATCGGTGAACACGTCCGCATCCGCCTGCGCGACAAGACCCGCTTCCACGCCGTGGTCGCCGTACTGGCGCCGCTGGAGCTGCCGGTGGAGTGGGATGACCGCCCGCTGCGCCACGCGCGGCTGCCGCAGGGCGGGGGGATGAGCCTCATCCCGCTGCTGAGCGGCGACCCCTTCCGCGTTGGCGATGCGCTGGTGCGGGTCTGGTTCGACACCGGCCCCGGCGCCCGCCGCTACCGCGAGCGCGCCGTGCGCTTCGGCGTGGGCGCTCCGCTTGATGTCGCAGTGCATCGCGAGGAAGTGCTGGCGCGCATCCGGGCTTCCCGGCCCGTCGAATCCGTTCCGCAAGATGGCGCCGAAACCGAATGCGCCGACGTGGACCGTCTCGCATGGGAGTCGGCCGCATGAGCCTGGCCGCGCCTGTTCTTCATTCCTTCCTGCTAAGCCTGCTTCCGCCGCTGTCGTGGCTTTCCCCCGATTCGTCCCCGGCGGCGGAAGCCGGCACCCCCACACGCGAGATTCGCATGCCCGAGCTGCCACTGTCGCCCGGCGAGTCGCTCGCCATTGGCGAACACATCCGCCTGCACCTCACCAGCCACTGGCAACAGCGCTGGCACCTGTTCGTGGAAGCCACCTGGGAACAGTGCCTGGAGGTCGCGAACGGCTATCGCGCCAGCGCGCCCTGCGACTTCGGCTGGAACGCGCATGTGCTGGTGCTGGGCGATGGCGACTTCGCCGACATCGGCCCAGTGCGTCTGTGCCTGCGTGACGCGCGATCTCCATCAGAGCCTGCCCACGCGCTGCGCGCCGCCTGGGTCTGCATCGATGCGCCACAGAGCATGGGCATCCGTCGCTCGCCCCGCCTGTCGGGCGTGAGGCGTCGGCCCAGGGTATCGGGGGTTGCATGCTGGTCCTGACGCGCCGGATCGGCGAGACGCTATGGGTTGGCGATGCCGCCCTCACCCTGCGCGACCGTCGCGGCGAGCTGGTGCTGGTCTCCCTGCTGGTGCCAGCAGGCACGCCGGTCGAGATCGGCGGTATGCCGGCCGAAGCCGCCGGGGCACCGCGACCACTGTGCTGGTATCTCCACTGGATTCTCTGCGGCGAGTGCATGCGGGTCGGTGAGGCTGAGGTGCGTCTCGGAGCAGCGGAGAAGCGTAGGCCCGTGGAGCGTGGTGGACAGCGTCAATTGCGCATCTCGATCGATGCACCGCCGGCCCTGCGCGTCCGCCGTGCAGAACCGGAAAATACAACGCTGGCAGTAGAAGCCGGCACCGCGTGCGGCGATGCCGCGCGCCGGGAGGCCGCTTGATTGTGCAAACGATCCATCGCGCGCCGAGGTACGCCGCAGCTGGGCTGGCAAGACCGCGTCGTTACGGTCTGCCGGGTGCTGCTGGGGCTGCTGATGTACGGGTTTTCTTGACACATGTGGAAACGGCCTCGGATCGCATGAGACGAGACCCGGATGAGCTAGCATGACAAGTCTGGAGTGTGGTATGGACGTGAAAAAGAACAGGGGTGAGACGATGGCGAGTGGAAGAATGCAGATTGACGGGAGATGGCCGATTGGTCGCAAGGTGTGGGTGAGTGCTCTGGCATGGGTCACGCTGCTCGCTGGTGCGAGCATGCTCCCGCAGTCGGCTCCACAGGCCCAGAGTGCGCCGACCCCACCCCAGTTCTGTTACCCGGCCGGTGGTCAGCAGTGTTATGACTCCCAGGCTAAGGCGGAAGCCGTGCTACGCGCCGAACCGCTGGCGACGGGGCGTGTTGTGCAGTGGCGGCGTGGCGAGGCGTTGCTGACTTCATCCGTGTATGGCAGGCGGCAATTCCTCTACTCGATTCCCGACCACCCTGCCGAGCCACTGTATTCCCCAAGCTACCTCATCGCTCAACGCGATGGCTGGCAAGGCAGCCTGCCGCCATGCGCCGTGACGTCCGACAGCTACTTTCCTGGCTGGTGCGCGGATGAGGACGGGATCGTCGGCTCGATGATGGGCGGATACCGGGGCTGGCGCCCGGAGTGCTCTTTCAGCAACGCGTCCGCGCTGAACGACTGGGAGCCCGTCTACGATTTCGTGAGTGGCTTCACGACCGCGACCAATGGTCGTCATGGCGAAGTCGGTTACGGGCGAAAGGTCTACGAGACCACGATGACCTGCCCGGGCAACAACGGTGGCCCCTCCACCAACACCGTGTTGCAGTTCGTATTGCGCAAGCGGGCCAGTTTCTCCTGCCCTGCCGACTCCATCGGGCGGAACGACAGCTCCAACAGCGGCTATGGCGATGGCAAGGACGACATCCAGCTGCCCAACCTCTGCCGCAATACACGCAAGCGCTACATCGACGGCCCGATGCTACAGGTGGCCAGCTGTCCGGCCAACGGAAACCCCTGCTACCCAGCCACCGGCAACAAGGCACGGTTCGAGACCGATTTCGAGTTTGCCGGCCGCAGCTTCACGCGCACCTATCACTCGTTGAACCAGCTCAGCGCTGGTCAAGGGATGGCCCCTGGCTGGACCCACAGCTTTCTTGAACGCATCGACGGCCCGACCTCTGGCCTGCCGACTCTGGTGAGCGCATCCGGCTACTACGAGACCTTCGTGGCGATCGGCAATGGCCGTTATCGTGCCGAGAACTCCCCCGATCGCATTCTCGAACAGGTCAACAACGCCTTTCCCCTGTTTCTGCGGCTGCGCGAGCCGGACGGGGAGATCCGCGAATTCGACGCCGCCGGCCGACTGATCGCCCTTCGCCGCCCGGACGATCCGCTGCGCGACATGAGCTTCACCTATATCAATGCCCAGAGCGCAACGCAGGGCGTTCTGGCGGCGGTTGGTTGGCTGGCGACGGCCACCGACGCCCAGGGCCGGCAGCTGCGCTTCGAATACGGCCAGAACGGATTGCTCTCTCGGATCGTCAAGCCGGACGGCAGCGAGGTGAAGTACGGCTACGACAACAACGACAATCTGGTCTCGGTGGACTATGGCCTTGGCCGTATCAAGCAGTACCACTACGCCGAGTCCGGCTTGATCGGCGATGCCAGTCAACGACACCATCTGACCGGGATCACTGCGGAGAGCGGGATTCGCTACGCCAGCTTCCGCTACGACGCGCAGGGGCGTGCCGTGGAAAGCCGGGTCCTGGGGAGCCCCAATGAGGTCACCACCGTCTCCTTCGACAGCGATACACAGGGGGCCGTGACTACGCCCAACGGTCTGCAGCGCACCTATACCTTCCAGTCCGGGTTGTACCGGCGCATCACGGGTATCAGCGAGGCGGGGAGCAGTCTGTCGCAGCAGTATGACGCCACCGGTCGTATCGTGCAGAGCACCGACAAGCGCGGTGTGATCACGCAGTACGAATACACCGCAGGCCACCGAAGTGCCACCATCGAAGCAGTCGGAACCCCGCAGCAGCGGCGACTGGAGGTCGACCGCGATCCTGTGACTCAGCGCGTGCTGGAGATGCGCACGAAGGATGCCGGGAGTGTCCTAGTCGCACGTAGCGTTTATGCGTACAACGCGCGCGGCCAATCGACCACGGTCACCATCCATGACCCTGCGGCCGGCGCCACTCGTACCACCACTACCCTGTATTGCGAGCAGGCCGATGTGACCGCCGGCAGCTGTCCATTCGTCGGCCTTGTGAAGTCCGTCGATGGCCCACGCAGCGACGTGGCCGATACGACCAGCATCATCTATCGCCAGAGCGACCATCCGGACTGTGCTGCGGCGCCGACAGCGTGCGCCTACCGAAAGGGCGACCTCTGGAAGATCGCGAACGCGCTGGGTCAGACCACGGAAGTGCTGACCTACGATGGCGCCGGGCGGGTCAAGTCGCTGAAGGACCCGCACGGCATCGTCAGCAACTTCGAGTACGACGCTCGCGGGTGGCTGACTGCGCGCATCACGCTGGGCGCAGACGATTTCTGGGACTTCGACGATGTCATCACCCGCACCGAGTACACCGCCGAGGGCCTGGTGCGCAAGCTGGTCAAGCCCGACCGCAGCATCGTCTTGTTCGGCTACGACGACGGTCAGCGCCTTACCACCGTCGCGGACAGCGACGGCAACGCCATCGTCTACACCCTGAATGCGGCCGGCGAGCGCATCGCCGAGCATACCTTCGACGCCACTGGCAATCTGACCCGTGAACTGTCGCGGGAGTTCGACACGTTGGGGCGTCTGGCACGCATCGTCGACGCGAACAATGCCGCAACCGTGTTCGCTTACGACGCCGAGGGCAACCAGGTGGGCAGCACCGATCCGCTGCTGCGCGCCAACGGCTCGGCCTACGACCCGTTGGGCCGCATGACTGCCAGCATCGGCAACGCCACCGCTCCAGCAGGCGCCAGCGACCGCGCACAGATCCTGTACTCCTACGATACGTTGGACCGCCTCACCCGCGTGACCGACCCCAAGAACCTGTACACCGACTATGCCTACAATGCGTTCGGCGAGCGTACGCGGCTGGACAGCCCCGATACCGGCGTCACCACGTACGGCTACGACGCAGCCGGCAATCAGGTCACCAGCACCGATGCCCGCGGCGTCACGACCCAGGTCGCCTATGACGCCCTGAACCGCCCAACCACCATCGATTATCCGAGCGATCCGACTCAAAGCGTCGGCTTCATCTACGATACGGCCCAAAGCGACTGCGCCGCGGGCGAGCGCTACCTCACCGGCCGTCTGGCGCGGATGACCGATGCCAGCGGCAGTACCACCTGGTGCTACGACCGCTACGGCCAACTCACCCAGAAGCTACAGCGCACCGACAACCGCGCATATGCTCTGCGCTATCTGTGGACTCCGCCGCCCGTGCCGCAGGGCCAGGACTATCGCATCATTCCGCGCCCCGGCCGTGGCCGGTTCTATGGCTGGCGCTACCCGGACGGCGCTGAGGTGCGAGTGAGTCAGGATCGCGAAGGCCGAGTGTTCCAAATCGATGTGATCATGGCCGATGGCCGCAAGCAACGACTGCTCACCCAGGCGCGCTATCACCCCTTTGGCACTATCGCCGGGTGGACCTACGGCAACGGCCTCGTTCACCGGCGCACGGTCGACCGCAACCACCGCCCCGGCATCATCCAGACCGGTACCGAGGTGGGCAACAATCTTGTCCCCAATCCGAGCAGTCTGAGCGTGGGCTACCAGTTCGATGCAGCAGGGAATCTGACGGCGCTACGAAAAGGCGACCAAGCCGATCCGCCGATGCGGACCTACGATTACGACGGCCTCGACCGGCTCACCGCCGTGCGTGAGGGCGGGAACGGTCTGCTCCTGCAAGGCTACGCCTACGACGCCACGGGCAACCGGATGAGCAAGACCGAAGGCAGCACGACCACGGCCTATGCATACGCTGGAACCAGCCATCGATTGACCGCTGTGGGCTCCCAGAACCGCAGCTACGACGCTGTGGGCAATACGACCCGCATCGGCGGTGTGGCGCAGACTGCATTGCAGCGGCAGGCATCAGCAAGGCCAACGTCTCCGCTGTGGAGGCAGTCCCCAAGTGATGGGCAGGCTGAACTCCGACAGCTGGCGGGTGATATGCGCAACGCGAGTACGCGCGTGCCCCCGCGCGTCGACACCCAAGCCGGTGCCGATCCCTACGCCCAATGGCAGCCGCCGGGCACCGCCCGTGCTGGCATGCGCGCGCGTCTGCGGGACTTGCGTGCGCGGCGCGAAGAGAGACAGGAGCGCTCCCGTGCATTCTGGCAGTGGCGTCAGCCTGAGCAGGGCGCCAGCACGCCCAGTGCCGTGCCATCCGGGTCGGCACCCCCGCCGTCAAAAATGGTCGCACGCCCCGCATGGGGCAGTGGCATCACAGGCAAAGCCGTCTCAGCCGGAATCGTGCGCGACTTCAGTTACAACGCCGCCAATCGCATGTCGGAGGTCAGGCACAACGGCACGACCTCGATGCAATATCGATACAACGGCAACGGCGAGCAGGTGCTCAAATTCAACAGTACTAAGCGTATCGTCACTGTCTACGACGAGTCTGGTCGTTGGATTGGAGACTACGATAGTGTCACTGGGAATCCCACGCAGCAAGCCATCTGGCTTGGCAATATGCCGGTTGGCATATTGGTGGGCAGTGGAGCGAGCCAAAAACTCTACTATCTCCAAACGGATATGCTGGAAACGCCGCGTGTTGCGCTCGACCCGGTGACCAGCAGGGCTGTCTGGCATTGGGAGCTGATGGACGAGGCTTTCGGAAATGGCGTGCCGAATCAGGATCCTGATGACAACGGAGAGCAGTTTGTATTGGATATGCGTTTCCCTGGGCAAAGGAATGACTCTTCTAGTGGATTTATTCAAAATTATTATAGGGACTACGACGCAGATGTTGGCCGCTACACTCAGAGCGACCCCGTTGGTTTATTTGGCGGAGTAAGCACATACTTATACTCCGCTGCCAATGGGCTCAACAGGAGGGATAGATTTGGCCTCCTTTCGGAATGTGGGAGCAAATGTGCGCCAGGGGCTCCGCGCTTCGACAACTCAAGAGACGCTGCGATCAATATTTTAAAGAAAATGCGCCCGGTGAGCATGAGAAGAAATATCGAATTTTGTGGGAATATCTGTCAGGATGAGAACAAGAAGTTTTTTTGGACGGGGCCTGTTGTCGGAATAATTGATAGATGCGATCCGAAAATAGGCGATGTCTTCGGTGGCTCTGGAAACTGCCCGTCTTGCGCGAAAAGATGGGCTGCTTGGCATACCCATCCAAATTCTTCTCGGCCAGAATGGTACCTTCCAGATGCTTGGTTCGGGTACGATTCAGAGCATTTTTCTAAGGACGATAAGGGGTACGGAGATGCTGAAAAAGTTAATGTTTATCTCGGTACACCGAATGGTGACTTGCGAAACTACCTATGGAAAATTAGAGGGCAGCAGTACAGCCCAGGAGCCCTGCTATGAAATGTCAAAAATATAAAATAATTTTTATTTCTTTGGCCACAATACTCAGTGCATCATGCGATCGCAATGCAAATTGTGAAAAGATCGATGATGTTTTAGGGGCTGCCAATTGCTATGCACATGAAAGTGATATCGACTTGTCCGCCTTTGAGCCCGGGCAGATAAAGTCCATGATGAACGGAGAAATTACGTCGGCCAATCTGAAGAATGATGAATATTCCAAGGACGCATTATCCCCGTTACAGGGAAGAAGGTATTTCGAGGTTTGCTATGACCATGCCCAGACGGGCGCTGCGGATAGAATCTGCATATATATAGACAAAAAAGACAGGAAGTTAATATTAATTAATTTTGGTGTTTGAGCGCGTTTATCAAATTCTTGCCATGCCCACCCCCCTTGGCGTGACTGTCTCTTTTCTCTGAGTGCATTGTTCGCGGTGATGCCGTCAAAAAAATGGAGTAAAGATCATGTCAAACTGCAAGTTAATTCTCATGCTGCCCATGGCTGCACTTTGCCTGCTCGGTTGCAGCAAGAATTCTTGTTTGAATTTAAGCCACCATCAGGATTCAGCAATTTCTGCAAAATGTTACGCTGAAGAAGAAGGTATCGAAATAGATTCTCTGAGAGTTGATTCAATAGCTAGTTTCGGAAATGGCAAGACTTCAGTTTTTGACTCAAGCAGGAAGGATGATTACGCAATCAGATTTCGCCGCTTGCTTGAAAATAAGGATTACGATGAAGTTTGCATGCGGCCTAAACAGCCTGTGCTCGGAGGAGACGTGTGCTTATACATTGAAAAAGGCAGCTACAAGCTACTAGCCATTTACAGAGGAGCTTAAGTATCGCCCCCGCGCGCTGCAGCCTGTACGGCGGCGTGCTGTCCGTTGTCCTCAAAGCCGCTCCCGCGGCTTGCGGAACGCAATTTCGATGAAGTTTCGACGCGCGGAGGCAGCAGAAAGCGGACCCGGAGGTCATCGGATTGCCAGCAGTTTGCGCCGAGAACGGGTGTCCGACACAGTTTTCTGGACTCGGATCAAGCGCCGTCGCGGACAGTGTCTGCCCGGTCGTCTTGGCCACGTTGTCTTCGCCGACTATCGTCGCCGGGGGCGGTCGCGCCGCTTGGCCTTGCGCTTCCGCTCGATGAGGATGCGCCACGCTTCGTCGGGCGTGTGCCCGCTCAGCGACTGATGCGGCCGCTCTTGGTTGTAGACGCTGCGCAGGAAGTTCAACGTTGCCTGCAGCTCCGCTTCTCTTGGGATATTGCAGACTCGGAGCACTTGCTTGAACGTGGACCAGCCCCGCTCGATGCGGCCATTCATCCAGGTGCAGTGAGGTAACGTCCGCTGGTGGCGGATGCCCAGCCACTGCAGCGCGAAGGCGAAGACCTAGGAGGTGAACATGGCTTCGTTGTCGGTGCGAATCGCCTTCGGCTTGCCGTAGTGTTCGATGGCATCCAGCAACAGTCGCAGGATGGCGATCGATGTACGCTCGCGCAGGGCGTCCAACGTCAGCATGCGCCGACTGCCGTGGTCGAGAATTCCGAGCAATGGTTGTCGCGTCCGTGGTTCGATCCGATGCTCGGTGAGATCGATGGCCCAGACCTGATTGACCGCGCCGGCGGTATCGATGGAATGCAGGTGGCGCTTGGGCGATGCCCGCCATTGTCTGAAATCGCGCAGGAACTCCGACACGTAGGTCTTACCGACCGACCATCCCTGTTCGACGTGATCGCGGTTGAACCGATCCGCGATCATGCGGCAACTGGCGTCGGGAGCTTCGAGCGCTATTGTGAACAGCACTTCGCGAACCGCGGCTGGTTTTGCACGATGGTGACGCATGTCGCTGGCTTGCGTCGATACCGATTGCGCTTCACGTTTGGCATGCCTGCGAGCTTTGGATCGCTGCGCGGAAGATGGGCGACGGATGATACGAGCGATCCAAGTGGCAAGAAGCATGCACAGCAAGGCAAATATCATCTGATTCAACCATGGTCGTTCGACGGTCGACCCCGTCCGGGTTGCGCAGCCTACGCCAGGCTGCGATACAACAGCGGGATCGGCTTGGGACACTTCCCGCTGGTTTGACACTCCAGCGGAACCCCCTTGATACCCTCCAACCTTCACGACCCGGCGCGCATGACGCCGGCACAGCGGCGCGCGGAGGCCGCCGCGCTCTTGGCCCTGGGCCTGCACCGCCTGCGCGGCGGCGACGCGCACACGACTGCCGTCGCCGCGCCTGCTCCCGCCGGCTCTGGACTTGGCTTTGTCGCGGCACAGCGCGTCCATGCGGACTCCACCAACCGGAGTCCACAGGCATGACCCAAGCACCCTCCCCTACGGCAACGACCGCTTCGATGGCAGCACGCATCGCGGGCCTGGCCGACTGGTCTTGGAGCGACCTCTCGAATGAGTGGCATCGACTGTTCGGCACAAAGCCGCCCGTCGCGAATCGCCGCTTCGTCGAGAAGCGCATCGCGCACCGCTGGCAGGAGGTCGAGTTTGCCAAGACCGATCGGGACCTGCTCGAACGCAACCACCGCCGCATCGACGAGTTGGTCGCGACTGGCACGCTGACTCGACAGCGGGTCGGCGCGGTGCCCGTCGCCGGCACCGAGCTGGTGCGCCTCTACGCTGGTGTCGAACATCGCGTCCACGTCCTCGCCGACGGCGAGTTCGAGTACGCGGGCTCCCGCTACCGGAGTCTGTCAATGATCGCCCGCAAGATCACGGGGACGCAGTGGTCCGGGCCGGCGTTCTTCGGCCTACGCAAAGGAGGCCGCCGATGAGCGCGATTGCACCCAGGCGCCTCCGCTGCGCGGTCTACACGCGCAAGTCCACGGAAGAAGGACTGGATCAGGAGTACACCTCCATCGATGCGCAGCGCGACGCGGGCGCCGCCTGCATCGCCAGCCGCCGCGCCGACGGCTGGATTCCGGTCGCCAACGACTACGACGATGGCGGCTTTTCAGGCGGCACCTTGGAGCGCCCTGCCCTGCAAAGGTTGATCGCCGACATCGAAGCGGGCCTGATCGACATCGTCGTCGCCTACAAGATCGACCGTCTGAGCCGCTCGCTGTTCGACTTCGCCGAACTGGTCAAGGTCTTCGACCGGCACGGCGTGACCTTCGTGTCGGTGACCCAGCAGTTCAACACCACCGATGCGATGGGCCGGATGCTGCTGAACATCCTGTTGACCTTCGCACAGTTCGAACGTGAATTGACCGCCGAGCGCATCCGCGACAAGTTCGTCGCCAGCAAGAAGAAGGGGCTGTGGATGCATGGTATCCCGCCGCTGGGATACGACGTTGTCGATCGCCGATTGGCGATCAACGAAGCCGAGGCGGAACAGGTCCGCACGATCTTCCGCCGCTTCGTCGCGCTGGGTTCGATCCTGAAGGTCGTGCAGGAGATCCGCGCGCACGGCTGGTGCAACAAGACGTGGACGACCAAAGCGGGCAGAACGCTAGCGGGCCAGCTCCACGACAAGAGTTCGGTCCACAAGATTCTGCACTGCCGGACCTACCTCGGCGAAATGAAGCACCGCGACCAGTATTTCGAGAACACGCATGCGCCGATCATCGAGCGCGTCCTGTGGGACGAGGCGCACGCCCTCCTGCAGGTCAACGGCCGGCTCCGGGCAGGTGCCTCCCGCCGGGGCAAGGTGGAGTTCCTGCTGAAGGGTCTGCTGACCGGCCCGGATGGCCGCGCCCTGTCGCCGTGGCACACGACCAAGCCCAACGGCCGCACCTATCGCTACTACCTGAGCACCCGCGACATGCACGAGGGGCCGGGCGCCTCGGGCCTGCCGCGCCTGCCGGCCGGGGAACTGGAGAAAGCGGTGGTCGCGCAACTACGGCGGGTATTGCGGGCACCCGAGATGATCGAGGCGATGATCCCGCAGGCGGTGGCGCTTGACCCGACCCTGGACGAAGCGCAGGTCACGGTCGCGATGACGCAGGTTGACCGGGTATGGGAGCAACTCTTCCCGGCCGAGCAGCAGCGTCTGGTCCGGCTGCTGGTCGAAGGGGTCATCGTCACGCCGACGAACCTGGAACTGCGACTCCGACCCGGCGGGATCGGCACGCTCGCCGCCGAGGCCCGCCCGACGGCTGGGGCGGTGGCATGA